TTCCGCTGCCTGCTGTCATAGCGCCAGCATCCGCTGCGTCACCAACTCTACCTACAGCTATACCATTAACCGTAACAGTACCAGAACCAGCCTTTAATGTCTCAACATGATCTGGGCATGCTGGTGGACTATGGGTATGTGTAACTGTAGGAGCTCCAATAACAATTATATTTATACCGTTAGCTGTGACGGTTCCATCTGTATTAGATGAATCAATAGTTGTTGCGGTAGTACATAGATGTCCTGTATCTAATGCGTCACCTACTCTGCATACTGCTGGCATGTCTTTCTCCTATGCTAACTGGTAGAATTTACCATTGTCTTTATACTTCTTGTGATTGTACATAGTAAAGATGGCCAAACGATTTCCGGCATCCTTACAGGATATATGTATCCAAGGAAGTCCCGAACCTGTATTCTTATATTCAAGAATCAATTGGTCATGAGAAACATTTTCTCTAATCCATTGAGCCCTTGCATAGTATTCTGATTTAGCAACGCCTGGGAATTGAATGTCTGCGGCCTCACCAATGTTGTGTTGACTCTTACCAGACTTACCCCTGTAAGCATTAGTAACAATCATATCTGGATACTCTTCTTTGATTGGATCGAGAACATGTACCGCAAGAGTTTTAAGTTTATCAATGATTTCTTTCTGCGTCTTACCTTCATTACCGCCCTTGGCGATTGTCGAAGATGCAACAACAGAGTTCTTAGATAGTTGACCAAGTGTGAAGTGTGTAGATAGAGGAAGAGAATAGTTCACTCCACCAAGTACATCACCAGCACCATCATACTTAAAGTCTGCTTGTGCAATCTCTACCGCAGCAGTGTCTGCTGCCGCTTCTGGTTCTACACTAAAGTCTGAACCACCTTCTCCATGTTCCTCACCTTCGTCTGGAACACGAGGTATTGATGTCGCCTTCCTTGCCGCACCATTAGTATTAATCTTTCCTGTCAATGCATTGTACGAATAGTCAGAGAATGATGTGGGCATAATCTTACCCTCTTCAATAGCAGATTTAATTTCTGCATCACTCTTCTCTTCGTCATCACCTTCAAAGAATTCATCAGACTCAGTTAGAGGAACAAAAGGTTTCTCTTCTAATACTTCTGCTTCTTTCATTGCCTCAATCTTAGGCGAGAACCCATCAGTGTCATACTCTTCATCATCAATACTGAATGGTAGAATACCAGTTGCAATATCTCCTGTGTCCATGAATGTGACTTCTGGTGCGTATCCATCACCAGCTGGTGGTGAAGGTTTAACACGAGGAACGATTGGAATAACAGCAGTAATAGTTGATACAGTAACAGCAGTTGCACTTCCATCGTTCAAACCAACAGTAGCACCATCAATATTAATCGCAGCACCCGAACCAAGTTTCGTTGCACCACCACCATAGACAGTTAATGCTGCGGCAGTACCGATACTCATTGCACCAGTAGATGTTAGATTCGTTGTACCAGTAGACGCAATGTCTAGTGTCGCTTCAGTGTGGAAAGAGGATGCACCTTTGATTGTTGTCGCAAAGGTTCCTTCTGCAAGCATACCGACATTACCAGTAATACTTGAGGATAGGTTTCCTTTAATATCTGTGTGCGAGTTACCATCAATAACCATATCATAGTTACCAAGTACCGCATTAGTAAAGTTCGCAGCAGTAATGATCTGCATGTCTCCAGTGGATTGTTGTAAGAACTTTCCAACAGACTGTTGTGTCATAGTTGTTTGTGCAGTCATCTCAATAGATTCATTTGCAAACATACGGATGTTCTTGCCTGCATGGAAGTCGATGTTCTTACCGACATTAAACTTGAGGTGTTCATCAATCTGTGCATTCATACTACCACGAACATACAAGTCGGTGTCGCCGTCAACAAATACTTTTAGATTACCACGAACACGAACCTGTTTATTTCTATGGACAATTTCAAAATCATCACCGACAATCTTAGTTACCTTAGTGCCGTCTGGATGTATTTCGTAGAATGTGCCCGAGCGATGATACTCGTGAATACGCTCATGGCCTGGCGTGTCATCAAACTCTTGGATGTGACCACTCTCTGTTTCCCTTACATGGTTGAAAGGATACTGAGCATTGTATGAGGACTTAGGTTCGTTAGTTAAGTCATCTACGTTATCTGATTTAAATTTATTGACAGGGTGTTGGTTTCTTTGATCGTTAACCGCAAGTCTGTTTGTGTCTGCTTCATTTACTCTACGAGGATAGAACCCACGAGGGTCACTAAACCCTTTAAGAGTATTTACTTTGGATACGATAACCTCAACCTCTGCACCTTCTCTTGGCGCTTCTTGGAAGATTACCTTTCCTGCTTCAATTCTATATGACATTATGCAACTCCTTTTTCAGCAGCATACTCTGCAAGGGTAATAGACCCTGTCTTCAACCTAGAGTCTACTCTCTTTGGAAATTCATTTGGATAGAAGTGTCCACTGTCATTTTCAATATCATTCTTGAGTCCTGCCTTAGCAAACGAACTGCGAGCAATACCTTCGTACAAATCTGTATCCCATAATGCTTTACCATCAATTGATGTGATAACAAAGTCAATTGCAGTTGCATAGTTGTGCCATGAACTGCCAGGGCGTGCCGCTTTCGGCCCACCCGCTCTAGAAGAGTTAAATAATTCTTGTTGTTGTGCGTTAGTCCTATATGAATAAGATACCGTACAATCATTTTCTGGATTGTCATCAAGGAATGATTGGATACCTTTAACAAACTTAGGACGAACTTCTGGAGCGAGTTCATTAATACGTTTAGCGATACTAGTCTTGTATCTAGACCTTCCAAACTCATCCGCTTCAACTCTTGTACCAGCACCATAGTATGAATCTGGCGGTATCTCCATATTGTTTTCAGATTCGGGTGGATTGTTTTCTGCCGCTTGGACAACACCATCAATCTTGACAAGGACTGTGGAGTCTGTCGCATCTGTTGGTGTAGAAAATTCTGTTGTAGTACCATCGCCCAGTGATGTAGATGTAGCTACTTCTGGAATAGGGAGTTCTTGATTAGGAGAGAAGTCGTGTGGAGATTGTCCAACTGGAGCTGCAGCAGCAGAAGTGATGCCAGGAATTGTTCCCATCACCATAGGTTCTTGCATGAAGTCTGGATCACGCCAGAAACCAAATACCCATGAACCTTCAATCGGGCCGGTGGGTGACATACCGATACCACCAGCAGAAGCAGAGTTCGCTGGTTGTACGCAAACTGCCCAAGGTAAGTCTATGGTAGGAAGTTTAGTTTTATCTTCTGTATGATATCCATAGACACGAGCACGAACACGCCCTAATGCTAGGGGGTCGTTTCTATCTTCTACTACACCAAACCACCAAACGAAACCGTCACGGCCAGCGAAGAATGTATTGTCAGTTGTCGCCATTTATAAATCTCCTTAAAAGTATTTAGGTGACTTGATTTAACCTACCTAAATAAACTGGTGAAGTATCTTCACGCATTCTAACTCTAAGGAAAGACCCAAAATGAAAACAACACTCCTTGCTGCAGCCCTTCTGGTTGCTGGCACACCTCTTTACGCTGAAGGATTCTCTTTCGGTGGTGAAGTAGATTCTACATACAATGTAGATTCAGAAAAAGCACTAGTGGTATTGACACCAGAAGTTAACTATACTATGGGGGACACTAACATTGAGTTGAGTTCACCTATCAATGTAGTGAACACTCATTCAACAACTAATTCAGACTTTGTTATGTTTGATGCATTGGAGGATGGCACTTACCCACTAATGAATTTAGAAGTGACTCATCAGTTGCGTACAAATTTAGAACTAAGTGCTGGTTCGTCTTATAATTTGAATACTCATAAGCGTGGCAACATTCTTATCGGCGCATCTTTCAAATTCTAATTAAAAAAAAGGAAGGGCAGAGATGTCCTTCCTTCTGTTTCTTATAATGTACATTGTAAACTATATGAAACATTTTACATGTAACTTACCACGACAGTGACAAGGAGTTGCATTGCTACTATAAACAATACTGTCTCAATCATAATCGTAAAATTGTAATCCATCAGAACCGCTGATAGTAGTCATCTTCTTTAAGATAACATCCAACCCATCCTCACATAGAAACCCCTGTACCGTATCACCTTCACGAGTGATGCCAGGCAGTTCACATTGCAATCTTGATTTAGTCATCTTGTAGTACTGAGAAACAGAAATCTCATACAGTCCTTGCTTGTTACCATAGGACATCTCATTCCTAATAACAGATAGTTCATACCTACCAAACTGTACAAGGGCTTGGATACCCTTGGGCGTTTCTGTTTCTTTAAACTCTAACTCTTTGAATTTCATAACCTTTCTCCTTTACTCTAGACCGTTGACCGCATTTCTTGAATGAGGTGATTCTTATCACGCATCGCTTCCATCTTCTTGTAGGACTCTAACCACTTCAGAGGCGACATGATGTTTTGTCCTACCGACATCTTGAGTTTACGAGAGCGAAACTCTTTCTTCAAGTCTTTCGCCATGGCAGTTCCCAGAAACCGTGAGACAAGTTTCACAAGAGTCTGACGGAACCCGACATCGTGATGCATGTTCCCAGCCGTGTGGGCGAGTTCATGGATGATGACGTACTTGTTAGTACCAGCGTTAGGACGCAGTGCAATCCCTGAGTAACTTGCCTGTCCTGCTACACGAGCGTTCGCTGAGGCTTTCATAAAGCGAATGCCTGGATTGTGCATACCAGTGTTACCGAACACCAGAGATTGATACGTCTTGGACTTGACAATACGTTTGAAGTACTTCAGACATTCTTTCTCTGATAGGTTCATGGATGACTCTGGATACTTACGCTGTACGGCAAACTCACTCTGATAGACCTTGGAACGTCCACTGTCTGTACGAGATTGTTGTAGACGATTGGTGCGGATGGCACGAGACTTCTTCTCAAAGTACTCTGCATACTTGTTCGCAAGGGCATTACCCATACGTTCAGTAGCAAGTGCAGATTGATATGCGTCAGTTGAACTATACATATTACTGTTCCTTCTTTACATATTCAGTGATGTCATGGTCACTTGACATGAAACAATACTGAGGAACAAGAAAGTCTCCCTCAAACATTCCAACTTCATCAAACCCATAAAGAGTAAACCCATCAAGTGCCTCACCACCCTTCTCATAGACAACCAAGTCATGTGATGGAGGGATAGAACCCTTAAACGTATTAATGTCAATATTAGTAATCATAATCTTCTCTCTCAGTTCTTTATCTTATGTAACCATTATACTTGTTATTGGAACATATGTCAAACATTATTTGCAATTAATTCGATCTTTTTTATACCGTGTTGTTATAATAACACAGTCTCTTATAACTTAATAGGGTAGTGCAATCAATCAGTAGCCAGTTTTGGGGGTGGCCCATGTGTGTGGTGCGACTGCCCTCCAAGAGATAAGTGTCATCTCTAACTCACGTTGTTCATCCAAGTCAACCTCTGTTAACATATAGGGAGAGTGATCCACAAAGAACTTGATACGCTTGTCAATCTCTTCTGCTACCCAATCCTGTACCTCATAGAAATCATCTACTATAATCTCAAGGGGAGAAGGGTCAAGGTTATCAACTGCTGCGGTGATTTTATATTTCAAGGTAAGGTTTCCTATTGCGTTCAGTTTTGGGGGGTGGCCATCTAATACTATTGTGTTAGTTGCTTATATAAACTAAGTGTAACTGATATGATAGTAGTAGATGTCTGTAAGTCTTTGATTAGCATGGAATAGTTATCTGTATCTTTATTGCATTTATAGATTACATTTGCCCAGCCAGTTCTAAGGGGGGCCTTAATGTGCCTCCAAGGGCACAAAGTCTAACATACTCTGAGCATAATGTCAAGAGGTATTCAGTGACAATCCAATCCTAGTCCGAAGACTCCAGTAAGCGCTGTGCGCCTTGCAGTGATTGATGTCCTAGTCTTTCGACTCCAGTAACCTCTCTACTGGGTTAGAAGTTCGCTACCTCTCCATTCTGTCCTCGCATCTCTAAGATGACGTAAGGCACCTTGGTACTCATGGTTACTTTGCCTGCCCAATCGCAAGCGTCATCCCATGATACGAAATGCATCTTCTCTGTAAGGGTTAATCCTTCTATGATACCTGATAGTCCATACTTCTCGTACTCTACCTCGTAACTCATTCCAAGGAACTCCTTCTTTAATGTCTCTAGCATACTCACTTCATTCATTCTATAGTTCTTTCTCTCTAAGGTACATACCTATTATACCATAGCCATTAGTGGTTGTCAACAGTTAATTGCAAATATATTCATTATTCTTTTTAAGTTTCCACTTCTCTACCACCGGCATGCCATAGTCATCCTCATCAGTCACTACATACGCCACTGTCTTCAGTACCTTCGCATGTCGCCATCCTTGTCCACCACCAGCGGTATCTCCTACCCACACCATGTGCGGCCAGTTCCAAGGGTTCTTAAAGGACTCTTCATAGAGAGGGCCGCCCAAGTTTGATTGCGCCCCTGTGTTCTCCCATGTCATGTCGCTGTACTCAAAGTACTGTCCATGCTCTTTCTCAGTGAAGCATCCTATGGGGTTAACTGTGTGGGTGTAGTACATTACTTCACCTCCACTTGGTCAACCCAAGCAGTATCACGTTCAAGATAAGTATGACGATACCACATGGCATCTACCCTTGTGTCAAAGGGTTTACAGTTAATTAACTCATCATTGACAACATTTCTCAATACATATTTAATCATAACAACTCTTCCTTCTCAATTCTATGTAACCATTATACCATTGTTTCCAAAACAAGTCAAGTGTTTCCTTAGACTATTTTGTTATAAGGTCATAAAGATATCTCTAAGAACCGCATCGAAGTAGTAGTACCCTGAGAGGCCTGCTGCCAGTAGGGTACAGCACACCTTAACCACAAGCACGTACTAACCGTTGAAGGTCAGTATCTTTAAAGTCACCAGTAGAACACCAGTTCCTCATAGCACTACACTCAGTAGCTGCAGTCAGGCAAGAATCAAACATAGGACATGTATCACAAGGACACTCCTTCTTGTTCTCAGGGCCGTAATGCATCTCTTCGTGATTGATTGCACTTCGTGTACTAGAGAAGATTCCCTGTCCAACAGAAGTACTTAACTCATCAACAATAAAACTCATATTCATCATAATCTCTTATCTCCTTTTCTCACTCTACATACCTATTATACCCGACTGTCAACAGTTTGTCAAGTCTTTTTTTCACTTTATTTCAAATAAATTCATATTATGAAATACTTGTGGTATTATTGCAACACCGCCATGGTAAATACGGTTAACATTAACTGCACTAGCATCCAAGCACAGTATCCCAATACGATCCACTTAAGCAGTGTGAACATAATCTTTATTCCACTTACCAACATTAATATCAACATAGTGACTACAGTGAAAGTAATCAGACTGAATATCAGACTCATCGA